GCCCTACGTCCTCGACCACCCGGACCTCGCTTCCCTTGCCGAGAAAATACTTGTCGTAGCGTCCGGCCATGATTCGGTCTCGCGCCTCATCGTTGGCCCGCGGCGCGATCATATCGGACATCTTGCACGCGCGAATCAGCATCTCCAATTGGTCATCGGAACAATCACTGATCTTGCGCGCGATATAAGCTTCGCGAGCGGTCTTGCTGAGCTCGTGGTCTAGCGGCAGGATCGGCGTGAAGCCGGACAACATCGCTTCCTTAAACGCGGGACAGAAGAGCTTGGCGCGGCAGTAGAGACATTGTTCCGCGCCGGCCCGCAGCGGCGCATCGGGTTGCAACGTGGCGTCGATGATGCGATCTATTTGTTCGTTCGATTTAGCGATGGCGTCCGCGTCGTAGATCGCCAGAGTGATTCGCTCCCGAAACGATCGCCGCGGCTGGATGACCGAAACGAAAACCTTCTCGATTGGATCGTAATTGGCCGCAGCCAAAATAGCGTATCCGCGCAACTGCAGATTATCGGCAGCGCCCTCTCGGTTAGCAAAGCCGCTCTTGAGATCGGCGATCAGTCCCACGCCTACTGTCGGCCAGTGATAAACTAGATCGGGCGTCCCATCTAAGTTAGGATTCGACATCGTGAGGCGTCGCTCCCGATAGATCAAGCATCTGAACTCGGAAAATTCCTTCAGCCGCGCCAAGACTTGCTCTACCGATTCGTCGGTGCTTCTCAGGATGTCGCGCTGCACCGCTGTCAGAAAAGTGCGATCCAATTCTGGTCGGGCCCAATAGTCGTGTAGCAGCGCTCCTTCGCTTGCTATTAACGACGTTTCGTCCGGCAATCCTGCCTCCATCCGAGCGCTACCTGGGCAAAGCTGCCTTCGTCGGAGATTGCTCGGAGAGGTTCGTGCGATTCGGGTTGTCAGTGTAGTCGCGTCCATATGTTTCTTTTTTTCTGCCAGAACTGAAAATCGAACTGGGGCCATGCGGCCCTGCAGCCTTTGAACCGGACGATATCGCGATCCCAAATTCTAGCGCCTTTAACCTCGATGCAGCGGAATTTTGCGAGCGCGTCGCTCGACTCGGCCACTACCACCACCCAGTCTGGCTTATACCACATGGCCTCGCCGGTCTTTTGATCTACGCCCCATTTCAGCCTGATGCCCTCGAACTCGTAGTGCACGATCTCGTGACGCGATTTTTGAGCTGCGAGAATGCGGCCGAACTCGGCTTCGGTCTGGTTAGGCTGGCGCGCCGCGCGCAGCAATTTATCCACCACGGCCTGAGCTTTTCGACCTCGCTCAACGAAGTCCTCCGCGTCTTGGAACGGCGACTTGAATCCGTGTTTAGCTTGGTGCGCCTCGATTTGTGCCCGAGTCATGTTGAGACCCTTACGAGCCATAAAATAAGCCGCTCTCCTTTCGGCAGTCCAGTATAATTTTCTACAAATTTAATTTTACACGTTGATATTGTGGTTTTATTGTGCCACGGATATCAGTCATGAAAACGATACCCTCGAAGCGGAACGCAGCAAAAGTGGCTGACAGCACTCGCACGGTGAAGGTGGTCAACGCGCTACATTACCGGCTACGGATCAAAGCTGCTCAGCGCAACATGCACGTGCAAAAATTTATCGGCAGACTGATCGATCTCGCGCTCAAGGCGAAACTCGACGAAGAAATTGAATCAGATGCCTGAAGTCCCGCGCGATCCCCCGCCCGAGTTTAACCGAACGACATGCGCCTGCGTTCACTGCGTCCGGTGCTGCAAACGGCAGCCGGGACCGCTTATCCCTCGCGACGTCGAACGCATCAGGCTTCATCTGCAATGCAGCTCTGACGAATTGAAAGCGAAACTATGGGCTAGCCCGGGCGCGCTGGTTCGGGATACGAGCACCAGCAGGACGCATCGCATCGGGACGATCACGCCACGCTGGCAAAAAGGTCGCTGCGTATTTCTGGATACGAACGACCGCTGCACGATTCATCGGGTCGCGCCGTTCGGATGTTCTCACTACGATACTCACATGCCCGACTCAATGGCCAACCAGAGGAGCGCGTGGGCGCTGGAACAAGTCTTGCACAGTGACGACTACCAAAAGCTGCGTGCCGAACTTCCTTATGCAACACACTACAAACCCAACGAGATAGAATAAAAACGATGAGCGAACCAGCAGAAACAAAAAGCACCACTGACAAACGAATCGTCGAGTTCGTGCCCTTCGGCACCGACGAGAAAATCAAACTCTCAGTCGAGATCGTAAAGCGACTCGTCTGCGTAAAAACCAAAAGCGGAAAAAGCTGTTCCGACGACGAAGCGCTCAAGTTCATCTTGATGTGCCAAGCCCGGAAACTAAACCCGTTCGAAGGCGACGCGTTCCTGATCGGCTACGATAGCCAGCAAGGGCCGACGTTCAGCTTAATCACTGCTCACCAAGCGTTTCTCAAGCGAGCCGAGATTCACCCAGAGTTCGACGGCATGGACTCGGGAGTCATCGTCTTGCGCGAGGGGCAATACTTGGACCTCCCCGGCGACTTTCATCTGCCGACCGACAAGGTTCTCGGCGGATGGGCTACCGTTTTCTTCAAAAACCGCAGCCACCCGATGAAGAAACGGCTGAGAGCATCTCGATTCAACAAGGGCTGGGGAATTTGGAAGGACGATGAGGCGGGGATGATTGTGAAATGCACCGAGGCCGACGCCCTTCGAAGTTCGTTCCCGACGCAACTCGGCGGTCTTTTTGTTCGAGAGGAACGTGAGCACATCATCGACGTGTCCACGCCGACCTTTCCCGAAACTCCGACGACGCCCGCTTTAGACGAACCGAAAAAGCGATTGGAGGCTCCCGAGCAGAACAATGAAATCGCATCGGCTCCCGTCGCTGAGCAGCCGAAAAAAAAAGTCAAATCGTCCTCCCCTATCGAGGCGCAAAGTTCTCCATCGACCTTGAAGCGCAAACTGACCCTAACGAAAAAAGGCCGTTCTGAAGAGAAGCGCCAACCGAACCACGAAATGCTCGCCACGAGGCTAGCGGTAGATAACTTCGGACCGTCCGACCTGATAGGATTGGCCGCAGAGAACGGATGGATCGAGCCTAGCGAATCCAGCTTCGAAAAACTGAGTGAAGAAAAGTGCGCCGAGTTTTTGGAGAGCGAAAATTGGCAGTTGATTCAGACGTTGCTCGAAGAAAAGAAATTGGGACCGACTGCTCGCACATGAAGCGTGCTCCCGACACGGCGATATTCGGGCAAGGTCCGAACAAGATCGGTTGGCGGTGCGCACTGAAACGCTGGCGCGGTAACGTGGCGCTTGCGTCATTGCAAGCTGCCGACGAAGCCTGCACCGGCGAGGTAGGCGAACGATTGGCATCGCTGTGTGGCGAAGTCCCGCCGCAGTTCTACGTTAAACATCTCCGATTCAACCTGAATGCTTGCTGGAACGGCAAGTCTAACAATCACGCCGACGCCTACGATCCGACCGAAGCAATCGAGACGGCCAATCGAATCTTGACCGAGCACTCGCAAATCCGAAAGGTAGTCTGCCTCGGGCGACTTGTCGGGCAGACGATTGGATTTTCAGCCGACGCTCCGTTCCTGAGTATCGACAGGCAGCAAGTAAACGGCGCTGCGTTCGCCCGAAAATATCTGCTGTTGCCGCATCCGTCGGGGCGGAATCGCTGGTGGAACTACGATAGCAACCGACGACTGGCTTCTCTGGTACTGAGGGGATTCCTCTACGGCTGACGCATGCCTCTGCTCAATTACACGACGAGCGTCCCGACTTCTCGCAGCCTGAGCGAGATTCAAAGCAAACTGGCCAAAGCAGGAGCGCACAAAGTTCTCGTCGAATACGGACGAGGCGGTCGAGTGGAATCAGTCAGCTTCAAGCTACGCACCAAGTTCGGAGAGCTCGCCTATCTGCTTCCGGCCAACGTTCCCGCGATCCAAGCCGTGCTTCGTAAGCAATTCCCGCGCTCTGCTCTGGTGCAGGAACGAGCAGAAGCCGTGGCATGGCGAATTCTGAAGGACTGGGTGGAGGCGCAACTCGCGCTGGTCGAGACCGGGATGGTAGCGCCGGAGCAAGTCTTTTTAGCGTATGTCCAAGACCCCAAGGGACAGACGCTTTACGAAGTGTTGGCCGAGAAACGATTCGACGGCCTAGCATTGGAGGACAAAAAATGAGATCGGATACCGAAATCGAAGCTGAGATCACCGGGTTGCGAAAAGTGCTTAAGAAGGGCTCGCGCTGGAACGACCGAGCCCGAGAAACCATCGAACAGACTGTCCACGTATTGGAGCGCCGGATGAGCATCGAGACCATCGAGCAGACGTATTACGTCGATGAGACGAGCGATGATTACAAAGATGGCGATAACGATCTTTACAACGACCTGATGCTGGTCGGCTGCTGGCTCCAATGTAGCGAAGGTTATCGCGCGCCGAGCGAAACGCTGTAGTTACGGAGAGTTCAACACGTGAATGATTGCACCTTGGTTCCCCGGCGTTTCCGCGACGGGATTACATACAGGCGCGGGTTGACCTTTCCGGTCATACTGGACGTAGCTCAAACCTTGAGCGTAAACGTCGGTCCCGTTGTTCTGCGGCGCGCAGCCGTAGGCGGAATTGCCGATGAACGCAGTCGAATTTCCGACTACGCTGAATCCTGTATCGTTGTAGGCATATAGGATCGAGCCGCCCTCGAACCGTCCGCCGTTGACGACGTTCACGGCGTAAGTATTTCGCGCCAGGTAAACGACGGTGCTATCCATCCCGCCGGTGATCGAGCCTACGGCGGAAACTGGAATCGCGATTCCTTGCGTGCATGCGTTGATATAGGTCTGATCAAACGCAATGATCGTGCCTAAGCCGGTCATTCCGAAGTCGCATTGCGTAAATACGCATTCACCCTGAAGATTCACGACGCCACCGGCATTGTTTACTCCGCGCGTGGTGCCCCAAGCTTGGCAGTTCTTGATGGTGCCTTCGAGTAGCGAAAAAGCAGCCCAGCCGCCCGTAGCTAGAATGTTCTCGATGCGACCGATCCCGTTGGGACAACTAAAAACCGGGATGATGAGGGATGGGGCCGCCGTAGTTTGCACGACAGTCGGGAAATACGAGAAGCGTCGGCCCGGCCCGGTGTCCGTCGTGGTGTAATTCCCGCGACCGTCTCGCGCCTCGATGCTCGCGCTGACATCGCTAGGATGAGGTGTCCCTATCAGCTGGCACCCACCCGTCCAAGGAGTCGCGGCCTGTGCGACGTAGCCGATTCGAGCTGCAGCGAGCCCGGTTACGTCGGCTATGATCAATCGTTTGGCTGTCGCGTTTATGTAACCAATCGAAGTGCACACCTTGTCCACGCGCGGATCGCCTACGATGTTTATTTGCAACGCATTCGGATGGTTGATCAAGATGGCACCTGTGCTGACGAAGGTACCTTTGTAGACGTGGATGGTCGCCGTCTTATCAGCGGGGATGGTGAACTGCAAAAGGTAATCGTGCGCTGCTTGAATAGTCGGGAAAGCTACGGTCGGGTTGGGTGCATTGGGATTACTGGTCGGAACATACAGATCGACGTTGGTCTGGATTATGTTTTGGCCGATCGTAATGACGTTTTCCCCGCTGTCCTCGGTGATGCTGATAAACGGGCCAGCCGCGAATCGTTTGAATTGAAGCACGTTTCCCGCAGCATCTTTGTAAGGGCCGGGGCCTACGGTGTCCGCGCCCACGTTTTCGCCCAGCACGTTATCGGTCGGGCCGATCTGGATGACGAGACTCGTCAAGGGAATCCGCTCGATGACTAGATTGACCTTGAACGCCTGAATCGTCGGGGCGGCTGGATCGATATAGTCAGGCGGATCTGTAAATACGTTCGAGACAGAATAGAGCCGGTCGGCCTCGCTCCCGATATGTGCCATGACTCCCAGTTCTTTGAGGTAGAATGCGGACGAGATCGCATTGCTCTCGAACGAGCCTTCGACAAGCAGAGTCCCATTGCCGTAGTCGCGCCGAGTCGAGATCGTGACAGTGTATTTCAGGTCGATGAGCGCGGTGAGCGGCCATAGATCGGATGGCGTAAGGGCCGAACCGTCTCCGACTACGATGTTGGTGATGGTTAAAATCTCGCCGTTCTGCGCGCGACCAAGCATCGAGCGACCGGCATCGGTGAATTCCTGTTGGGCTAACGACATACGCTAATTTCCTTTCACGGGTAAGGATACAGAAACTGAGTTACGACGTGTCAAGGATGCCGTCTCGGATAAAGGTGGTGCTTCGCTTTCGCGATAGATAAAACGGAGCACCATCCCTGTCACGCCAATATCGCACTCACTCACGAACGGTCGGAACAAGCCTTCGCACCAGCGGCTGACCGGCTTATATTGATTCACTAACGTCAGCACGGCCTGTTCGTCCTCTGGCTGAATGATGTTTTCATTTAGCAGAATCCTGAACCGATAGCGGTCGTGCCAGCTACCGGCACCGCGTTTCCAGACCTGATTCGGAGGCAGCGAACCGCTCGAACCGCCGGTGATCAAGTCAATGGTGGCACCGCCAGACGTTCTGGCCACTCGGAACGTATCGGCAGTCACGCCGACCGCGAAATAATAAACGCCGTCGACCAACGGGACAGGCAGCGTAGCTCCTCGGGGTTGGTAGAATCGTATCTGCGTATTGTTGGCCATGCCGTGCGCGACGATCGTGATCTTATCGTTGACTACATCGACGTTGCTAGCGTCGAACGTCCCGACCTCAGCGTCTGGATTGTCGGTCGGATAATTGGGCGGCAGCGGGTCCATGTATTCGAACCACTCGCTCAGGGTAGCTCCACCCGGCCAGTAGGTATCTAGAACGTTCTCGACCAGCGCCACCGTCCCTTTTGTTTTATGCCAGATGATCGACATTTGGACCAGCTGCTTCCGGAAGTCGAGCGGTCGCGAGCTTTCGTAGAAATCGACGTGGAACTGCCACGCCAGAATGTCCACCAGATTCGAGTCATCGATGTTCATGATGTCCGGAATCATGATGATCTGGCCTGTATCATCTTCGATCTCGAACATCTGAACGTCGAACGCCGCGCAAGCAGCCTGCACCTGCCGGTCGTAACTAATTGACGGCGTGCAAAGGTCTATTAGATGGGTGCCGCGTAATGGAGTTGCCATCGTGAATGTCGTCTTATCCTTCGGTTGGCATCAGTCATCCTCCAAGCCTGCGAAATTAACCACAGGCGCCACGGTGCTGTTGTGGACCGCTAACTGATCGAAGTTGAGCGGTTGAAATGACGGCGACGGCGAGTTTATCACGATGCGTTTCGCTCCGGCTTGCAGGCAACGTTTCGCCAGTTCATCGCCGTTTATATCGCGACCGATATTAGAACGTTGCCATAGAATCCAGTCTTGCGCGGCTTGGTTGACATTCGTGACGATGCTACCCTCCAACGGTTGGTTATCCGATAAGATGTAGTAATCCATGTCGAGGGTGTATGCGACCTGAGTCGCCAGCTTCGCCGTAACGTAGTCTGTCACAGGACGCCTCGTGTCAGCAGAGCACGCAGCCTCGACCAGAGCCAAGATGGCTGTCGACGGCAACACGCCGTTCTTCAGAAGCGGATAAAGCCAGACCTCCCCGGCGATCTCCGGCGCGGAGTAAACGACGCATTGGATTATGTCGGGATGCGCGCTCAGCGCCCAAAACTCGTACGCACCGCGCGGACCGCAGGTCGAGTAACTCTCGATGGCCAACCAAATTCGATAGCGGTATTGGTCGTCGTCCTCGGCGTCGCTGCCACCCGAAGTCGTAGTAGTGTTCGAGACGGCTACGCCAAAAGGCTGGTTCCAGTTGATGACAGACGCGATTTGTCCCGGCAGAAAATCGTTGCCGATGACTCCGGGTGTCGTCGCCGCGGCATTGACTTGGCCTGTTAAAAGCGTGGCCGCTATCGGGCAGTCATCCGTGGTCTGAAACACCACGTTATTCGGGGCCTGACAGAGCGTCCCCTTCGGGACGACCACGTCGAACGACAGCGAGGCTGCTAGCGTGAATTGGAGCGTGGTCGTGGCCGGCTGGGCTTGCAATCGCAACGTGCGATCACCGTGGAGCGCTGCCAGATTGTCTAGATATTCATCGTGCGCGTATTTCAGGAGGTTCTGCTTGCCGGTAAAATCGATGAGGACTCGCTGGTGTGAAAGCCAGTGGCAGACGGTCAAAAGGGTCAGCCGAACCGGGTCCCCTGGGCCGAGTTTCTTAGCTATGTTCGTCAACGCCTCGAAGGCAGCTTCGTAATCGGCGATGACCTCTTGCTCTATTACGCCGGGGTCCTTGACGACGAAATCGATATCCGGCACCCACGGCAGCCCATATTCCGGCGCGGCTGGCGTGCTAACCGTTACGGGGCTAGTCGGATCGGCGGGCGTGCTCCCGTTGGTGGTGAGCCTCGGAATGAGACGGCGAAGCGGCATTTACGCTGGCTCCAATTCGTATTGTTTTTTACCGACGACGGCAGGCATTCCGGGCCAAAGCTCATAAAGATAAACAGCGCTAGAATCACCGATATTATGGTCGATAGACGGATTGACCTTTTTGGCTAGGCAATACGCTGCCTCGCCGGTTTTGGTTGATGGTCCTACGTCACCCACCATGGCATCGCTGTAGATGTCCGTTTCCAAATTAGTGAGCCGCGCCTGGCACCCCATCACTACAGGGTTCACTTTCGAACGAATCTGCGGCGGGACGACGACGTATCTATCCTTGTCGGCGTTGAGAAACTTCCCGTCATTGTAGTAAGCAGTTTCAGATTGATGATAGGGGTCGCCGTGCGCGGGACCGCTCCCATCGTTGCAGACGTCCAAGTCACTGATGAACTGGACGTAGGTTCCGTCCTCGTTCACCAGAATCTTGACGCCGCCGATGGTTAAAAGAGTATGCAGCTTCATTCCTTGCCGTTCCTATCGTTCCTCGTGGCGAAATACGCGGCCAGCGATGAACCTAGCGCGCCAGCTATGGCGAGCAGAATTTCGCCGCCGGACTCGGTAAACGATCTGTTTCGGATTGCTACTGACACAATCGCGACCAATCCCCAGCCTACGAGACCGGCAGCGATAACGAACGCAACGCGATCACGCGGATTCATAGAACCTAATGGATTCATCATCGCCGGATTGTCTGTCTATCGCTCGCCACTCCCTCGCCAACTGCGTTCTGAGCCTTCACGTAGAATGTGGTCTTGTTGCCTTGCAGCGCGTTGAAAACATAGAAGGTATTGGTCTGGCCGTTGACTGCGCCGATGAGAACGTCGGGCCCATTACTCTCAACGCGATAGATGTTGTATCGGTTCACGCCTTCAACCGGCGGATTAACTGTCCACGAGAGCGTCGCTTTTTGAAGCAGATGCAGGTTTTGCACCTTCGAAGGCAATCCACTCGGTGTAGCCGACGGCGCAACCGTGGCGGTAACGGTCGCGCTAGCCGTGGCTGTAGCCGATGGCGATGGCGATGGACAAGCTGCCATCACCACATCGGCGATGTTAGAGTAGTTCGAGTAACCACCCGTGGTCATGGCTCGCACCCTGAATTGCCAATGGGCACCGCCGCCAAACACGGCGGTGTAGGTAGCGACGGTAGCTCCAACGGTATCGAATTGCGCCCAGTTAAGCTGGCCAAAGAATGCTTTTTCCAATACCACGCCGGTTTGAATAGGAGGCGTCGAATTATTAACCCAATTCAGTGTTACCGTTTTGCAGTCCACAGCGCTAGCGGTGAGACCGGATGGTGCATTAGGAGTTATGACGGGCGTTGCCGTCGCAGTAGCCGTGGCGGTGGCGCTTGCTGTAGCCGTTGGAGTCGGTGTCGGGGATGATGATAATGTGGTCGCTGAAGCCACATTCGAATAAGCCGAATTGCCGCAAGCATTGACATTCAGCACGCGATAGTAATATAACGTCGCCGCTGACAAAAGCGTGTCTTGATATAACGTCGCGTTCGCTGCAAGGCTTGCGATCTTACCGTAACTAATCCCGTCCGTGCTGCGCTCAACATCCACCTCACTCTGATTCGTCGAGGTAAACGTCCAAGCCAGATTGATTTGGCTGCCTGAGACGGCCGTCGCAGACAGACCACTCGCTGCGCCCGGTGTAAGGCAGGGAGTTGCAGTCGGCGTTGCCGCTGCTGTCGCGGTAGCAGTAGCACTAGCACTAGCGGTCGCGGTAGGCGATGGTGTGCCGGTAGGCGTAGCTGTTGGCGTGAACGTTGGTGTAGCCGTGGCTCCCGTTACGAATGGATGCGGGTATTGATATTCCGAGGTGAAAGCGACGGTGGTTCCGCTGTTTACGCTGCCGGGATACGCTGCTGTCACTTCAGGCGGAATTGTGTTTGCAGGGATTGGCGGCGGCGTGGGACTTCCGCTCGGCGCTGGCGTCGGAAGATTAAAGTAATCGCGATTCGCTCCAACCGTTGGAATTTGCGTTGACCATACGAAAGTCTGCGTGCTGCTTGTATTATTCCACGCGAAAAGCGGTTCCGACTGCTGATTTGGATAAGCCGGAGTAAATGGGGCCTGAACCAAATCGCCTTTGCCTCTCCCAGCTTGATCGAGCGAAGTGATTACCTTACTGACAGAAAACTGATCGTTGGTTTGAAAAGACGGCGTGCCCACCTGCCCGGTCTGCCAGTAATAAAAAATTTGGTTACCGGTATTGCCTATGATGTAGGACGAACGGTGAAACTGAGTCGATGATTGGTTGTCATTTCTAAGTTGCATTCCGGCGTAGAGATTGGATTGCAGCGAGCTCGAATTTGTGGTGAGCGTGGCTGTGCCACCGCTATTCGAGCTCGGCGCGGCTGCTGCGCCTTGAAGGGTGTTGATTTTACTGGTGTCGTTTGAATCCCATCCGTTTTGGCCGTCCGCTAAACCCCATTGCGTCGTAGGCGGGTTATACGGCTGTGTGCCGCCTTGCTGCCGTTGAATATTGATTGAGGAGTGGTTTGGCGGATTAACTGCTTGCGTGCTGATGAACTGGTTGTCATGCCAAATGCCTGTCCCGGCCCGGAATGAAGTCGTGATGTACACCGGACTCCAGTTGAACATATTGTTGTAAACCTCTTGGATGCGCTGTCCTCGACCGTTCCCAGCTTCCGTGCCGTGACCATTCGGGTGCGAGTTATAGAAATAATTGTGACGAGCTACATAGCGACCGCCGTAGTAACAATCGATGCCGCAGGTAGTTCCGCCAATACCTATGAACGTGTTGTCCTCAATGAACCAAAACTTGTCGGTGCCGTAAAATGGATAATCGGAATACGAACTGTTGCCGCTGGTATCGGTCGTGCCGCCCCAGTATGCCTCGCGCATCACCATGCCTACCTGATTGGTGCCGCACTCAAAGATGTTGTGATCGCTCACGCCGGTTATCCAGCCGTTAACCAAAAAACGTTCCTCCCAAACCAGTTGAATAAAATGGCAATGGTCCATTCTGATCTGCGAAAGGTAGCCGCCGTAGCCGGTGAATTGCACTGGCGCATCGTGATGCGTGCCAGGGTTGGGATTGGTCGTGTCGTTCTGAAAAGTAACTCCGGTCATGCGAAACATCGGCTTGCCGGGAGGTATATTCGCCGTAACTAGGCCACCAGCCGACGATCGCGGCATTTTGTCCACGATGATGGTTTGATCGTTGTAGGTGCAAGGCGTCGAACCGTTCGCGGCTGGTCCGCACGGATAGCCGCCGCTTACTCCGTTCCAGCCGGTGCCATTAATTACGGTCTGACCACTGATCGTGACGCCTTTCGTCAACTTGACGCCAGTCACCCACCCGAACGAACCGGCAGGCAGCGTGATCGTGTCGCCGTCGGTCGCCGCATCATGCAGCGTTTGCACGCTCAAACTCGTTCCTACATCCGAGCCATCCGAATTGTAAACCGTTGCTTTGGCAGCTGTTGCTAGCGCAATGAGTAAAAGGCAGATGAGTCGTTTCATATTTCTGGTTCTATTGGCTGATGAAGCCGGTTTGGTTTTCCTGCAGTGTTACGTGCTTACTGGACCACTGGTTGGTAGATATTGTCGCTCCAGCTGGATCGATGGCATTCGTGTTATTCGCTGCGCTGATCACTTTTACCAGCAGCACGGTCGCGCGATCACTGGCAGCGCTATTTCTGATCGTATTGGCTTGAGCCAGATGAATGCCGTCATTCGCTATCGAATATGAATTGGTCGGTGAGGTGAATATACTGCTGGCTGAAACCGTGTAATTGCCTCTGGTGACGAGCGCCGCCACTGATAACTGATAGCTGGTCGATCCAGTCAGATTAGAACTGAGCGACACAGGGGATACGCTGCTGCCCGTTGTGCCGCCCTGTTGGTCAGCGCTGGCGTGGACGGCCTTAAATTCAGCGGCGACAGCAGCTATGGTTATCGCTGTCGCTCCAATCGAACTTATAGTCGTGGTCGTCGAAGCCCCAGTTGCCACAACGCGGCCAAGAAGGATGTTGGCGTAAATCGTGCCCGTCACATTCCAGATTGGAATAGCGTTTTGAGCCCAAATTACGCCGGTCTGCGAAACACTAAAAGCGTTGGACGCCGTGTTGATGCCTAGGGCCATAACGAGAATGCTGCCAATAGTGGGCGTGCTAGGCCAAGTCATTGACGCGCTCGTGGCGGTACTCGAACTGCCTGTGTCCACGGTCGCGACCTGAACCGGTGTCGAACTTAAGCCTCCGAACAAATTGCAGCAGGTCAGTAGCAGAATTAAAGCGATTCGTTTCATGCGTTAGTAAACTCCAGTGCCTGTGCAAATCCAAAGCGCGATCGTGGCGTTATAAACCAACGTCTGATACATCCAGTGATTTTGCACTGTCACCGTCGGCAACGTGACCGTTTGCAACGACACGATTGGACTCCACGCGATTGTTCGCGTGCCTGTGTTGTCATCGCGAATCAAAATGGTAATGGTGTCACCCTGCTTAGGCGTGCCGGTCAAAGTGATGGTAGTGATGTTCTCAGTGAGCGCGGTCAGGTCGAATTCGTCGTAGTTATCGGTGTTGATTGATAATGTGCCTGTTCCCGCTGGAACAGAAGCCGCGCTGTTTACTCGATTGCGAATATTGAGCGTGTGACTCGCATGATCGTAAACAACCCGCTTGCCCAGAGCGGCGTTCACCAGCGCGTTGTCGGTGTTATCCCACATGCGAATGACGTTGGCGCCGGGGCTGGTGTAAACGATTCGTGCTTCTGGAATTGAGCCAGCGAGCAATGTCCCAGTGTAATCAACCTGCAACAAGGAGACTCCCGCGTTAGTGGTCAGGTTGATCAAATTGCCAGCGGGCGACGAATCGGTAAAACGCTTGCCGGAAATCAGGCTCAGGCCGTTGGCGCTGTTCCCAAAAGTCGCGTCTGTAAGGGATGGAGCGGAAGCCAACGCAACAACGGTGCCGCTGCCGGTCGCTGAATAAGGCGTGTCGTAAGCGCCGCCTGTGACATGCACAAATCCCGTCCCGCTTGGCGTAGTGCCGGTGGCCGAAAGTGTCTTAGTCCCGGCACTATAGCTTAGGCCAGCGCCAATCAGAGCGTTCACCATTGCTGAGGTATTATTATCCCACATCCGAATCCGGTTAGAACCGCCGCCGGGATTAGTCCAAACGATTCTGGGTTCTGGCACCGCGCCGTTGTCCATGCTTCCGGTTGGGTCCACGGAAAATAAGGATGTGCCGCCTACGGCGGTTGTAAGGTTAATCAAGTGGCCCGAAGGCGATGCGTCAGTAAATCGCGCTCCTGAAATCAAGTTGAGGCCGTTAGTGCTGTTGAGAAAATTCGCGTCGGTGATCGTAGGCGCTGAAGCGCCAACCACGTTTCCGGTGCCGTTCTGGGCTATTGCGATGCCATCCGCCACGCCGCCGGTAACGTGATAAAATCCCGTGCCAGTTGGGAGCGTGCTGGTGGCGGAAAGCGTTTGCCCCGAGTGGCTGTAAGACAGCCCCGCCCCTATACTCGCATTCACCGGCGCATTGTTGATGCTATCCCACACGCGAATCGCATTGATACCGGGATTAACCCAACTGACTCGTGCTTCAGGCACGATGCCGTTGTCCAACGTGCCATCAACCGCAACGCTGAAAAGCGGCGTGTTCCCTACGGCAGTATTGAGCGACATGAAGTGGCCTAAAGGCGAAGTATCGGTGAAGCGTCTGATTGTCAGAACGTTCACGTTATTAACCGGGCTGGTCACCGTTGGCTGATTGATCGACGGCGAATTTTGCCGGACCACGTTGCTAGTGCCTGTGTCAGCGATGGGTGTGTCCCAAACACCGCCCGTCACATGAGCGAAACCGGTGCCGGCAGGCGCGCCCCCGCCCCCGCCGCCTGTAGCACTCAGCGTGTGCGAGGGGTGATCGTAAGACAGTCCAGTACCGATAGTGATATTTCGCAGCGCCAGATCGGTATGGTCCCAGCCAGCTATCGCATCAGTGCCGGGGTCCGACCAAGCTATTCGCGCGGGAGGAATCGAGCCTGCCGTCAAACTTCCTGTAGGTCCAAAAGCCACTAGATCGTTGCCAACCGTGTCCTGAAATCTCATCAGCGGGGCAAGTGGCGATATGTCGGTGAATCGTTTTCCGAAGATGAGAGGATTGTTAGCCGCGTTGCCCACTCCAAGGACCGTCAACCCAACCGTTGTCGGCGTGTTGAGCGTCGCGTTCGTATCACGCACGGCAGTCGTGCCTGTGCCGGTCAAGGCGTTGGCCGTGACTACGCTGGTGCCTGTTCCCAGCGCGGGGTAGCCGCTGGACAGCCCGCCGCCGTAAAACCAAAAACCAGCTGGCGGCACCACATTAAGCGGAAAAGGTGAGGCATTCCCGAAGGCGAGATTTGCGCCCAGAGGCAGTCCAGCAATAGCCGGTCCTGCTGCGCGCCCTACAATCGTGTTAACCGCCATAGGTATCTCGCTCGGATTAGCGGTCAGGTTTGTCGGATTGCCAAGGACACTCAAAGCGCTCTCTTGTTGAATTTGGGAATACGAGACCGTGTTAGGCGTAAGCGTCGTGACGTTACTGCCGCTGGTCGTGACCTGTCCCGACAAGTCGCCGTTATTAATCGTGGTCGGTCCGGTAAAAAACGCGAGACTTCCGGTAGGCGCGGCACCTGGCGTGGAAACGTTGCCACCGCTCACAATCGAATTGAGGATGCCATTAATGAATGACAGATTCGGGCCAATAGTGAGCTGCTGAAGCACTCCACCTGCGGTAACGTAATACATCGTATCCACATTATTAAGCAGCCAAAACGGTTCGCGAATCACGTGGGACCTCGTGCCAAGCTTAAAACCGCCCACGCCTTCGTTGTAAAAGCCGGACTGATGAATCGCTAAAATCTCGCTGTCCAGCAGATTGGTAGACCATATCGCGGCGTGTTGAACGCTCCCGGTCGCGTAGGAGCTTGTACTCGCTGTGATGATATGCATTAAGCCGGTGCGGTTGCTAAGACTTCCCAGCGTGAGTGTGACGGTGGTTGTCCCGGCGTTCACACCGTCCACGAACAAATCGAAGACCGCGCCGTTTCTCCGGAAAGCGATTGAATGCCAGTTACCGTCACCGAACGCGGTCCCCCCAGTAAGCGTCGCCGTCGTGGCGTCTGATCCGCGCGCTGAAACGGTGGCGTTAGTCGGCGAAAGGCTGGCATTTCCAATTGCCGCCCGGTCATTAGTGGTGCCCGAATTGCTTACCCCGAAAGCATTGGGCGAACCAAACGCCGTCGTCCCTTTGAAAAAGGCGAAGAGAGTGAAATTCTGGTTGTCCAGATTGCCTAGGACCGACGTGGTGCGGCTGGCGTATGCGCTCGCTGCTGTCCTGAAACAACTGCCAGCCGTCGAACTTACACCGGATTCGCCCAACCAATACGTGCTGCCTTGTGTGCCCGTGATCGCAAGGTCGTTGCCGTTCCCGCTTGAGTCAGTCAAGGTTGTGCCAGTTAAGTCGTTGCATTTCCAGTAACCCTTGAGCAACGTCGGTCGCGTCGCGAGGATGGTGGTCGAAATATCCGCGCCGAAGACCGTAGCGGCGAATGCGAGAAGGATGGCGATCGTTTTCCAAATCATGGCGTGGGCGTGGGCGTGTCCGATGGTGCTTCCGTGGCCGTGGGCGTGGGCGTGAATGTGGCGGTCGCTGTCGCGCTAGGCGTGAAAGTGGCGCTTGGCGTAGGCGTTGGCTGCATGACCATCGGAGTCGGGCTGTAAGCTAATTGTGTCTGAACTCGTTCGTCATTTTCCACCGTCTGAATAATCCAACGGCGGATAATTTCGGTGACTTCGGCGCCACTGGCTGGCCTCCCCAAGCCGTAAGTATTGCCGAAAGCATTGGACACGCGCTGGGCGTCCTGGGTAGGAATCGTGATCGTGATCGTGACCGCTGCCTCAGCCACCGCGAAAGCGATTAGTGATATCCAAATTACAAGTCTGATTTTATTCATAGTCGTTGTTCCCAATGCACATTATTGTTTGACGCATCGTAATCTTGCGGCGCGATCTGGCCCGGATCGCTGAAATCCGCTGCGTTCGGACGCAGGATGTATTCGCGTGCGCCAGTCGGATAGAGCACGTCCAAGCGAGAATTAATCGGGTCGCCAACCGTGCTGAATGTAGAAACCAATGCGTCACTTGTGAGTTCGGGACGATACCACCAGCTGACTTCCGAATCAGCGCCGCTCGGTGCGATTATGGCGGTGTTAATGTCCGCCCAATAGCCTTGCGCGACATCCTGCAGCATCGCCCCGGCGTGTTGATCAATGAAGTTAATCGCAATCGAACCGGCTATTACATCACCGGAGCTCGCTTGAACCGTAACAACCTGCGACGTCGAATCGATTTTCTCGAACCGATAAAACTGACCGCTGCCTGTAGCTGGTAGCAACAACAAAATCACCGGTGTAGTGCTCACCGATGCGTCTGCGTTTACGGAAATATCCGTTGCCTGAACGGAGTAACTCGTCGTGACGGTCGTTACGTCATATTGAAGGCCGGAAAGGTTCGTGACGTTCTGGAACGTATTTAGCCCCAGAAAATTATTGGCGAGACTTTGACGGGCGTAATCATACAAGGCCGGATCGTCGGGGTTCATCGTGCCAACGCGTCCCCACGCGCCGAGGGCGTAATCGATGAGAGCTACATCGCCATTCTGCGAACCTACGGTGACCGAAGATTGGCCGTTGATGGTGTCACCCAGCGCAAACAAAGCCGTGACAGTGACTGGATTACCGGAGGCGTCGATTTTGTTGACGTGATAGTATTGGCCAGAGCCAAGCGCTCGTGGCAGCATCAGGCTGACCGGCTTAAACGTCGCATTCACCGCGACGTTCGTATCGGTCACTGTCATACGGTAGTTGTCGCTGACTACCAGCGTGCCCAGCCGTAACCCAGGCAGCGTCGTGACTTGCTTCATCACGTTCGGGAGCGATAGCCGAACGACGTCTCCCGGCGGGACACCGGAATCGATGATGCCGCCATGAGTATCGCCCGCGAATAGATTGGCCGTGCTTGGCAACGTAATTCCGCCGCCTCCGGTAACGCCTATGACCGTCGCGAGACTAAAGTCCCAAGTACCGGTTAATTGAACGCCGCTGCGAATATTGAAATTTCCCGGCGCGGTGTAGGTAGTGGTGCCTGACATTATCGTCTGGCCGCTGGCTGTAGAAACGGCGAGACACACTGCCGTAATTAATGAGAACAGCTTTTTCATGCCGGAGGGACCGTTGTCCATTCGATTGCTATCGACCAGAGGTTGGTTGTGGTGTTGCGGACTTCGATTTTGCCGCCGCCAACGATTTCAGTAATCCGGAAATCCGTTCCGACGAGCATTTGATTGTTAACTACCAGCGGGTCGGGGATCGTTGCCGTCCCAGCCGGACCCTTGATGTTACCAGCTTTGGACCAACTCATAACGTTTTCCTCGTCGCGACGAGCGTACCGCTGCTGTCCGAACTGAATTGAAACACGTCACCGGTCGTCGTGTTGAGATACATATCACCGGGTAGATAGTTGATAACTGCTCCTGCGGACATATCCGGATCGACAGATCCGGTAAACCACTGGCTGCCGCGCGTGCCCGGATCGCCTTTCGGACCGGGAATTAAAACTGGCTCTTGCATTGGAGGTAACCCTTGTTGGACTTTCATTGGCTCGGGAAAAAAGTTGGCTTGGTTATACTGCTGATCTGTGCCGAACAGAACGTTTTTCACTTTCAGTTGAAGATTGCAAAGCAGGTGGCCGCTGAGAAAATCGGGCACGAACGTGCAGGATATTACCTCGACGCGCGGTTCCCAAAAAAACAACGCGGTATTGACTGCGACCACGATATTTTCGACGACGTTCATAGGCTGATCTACGATGTTCTGATCGACGCCTAACGTGCGCTCCAAAGCCGCGCTCATGATCGGCGTAGCCAAAATGGTTTTAACGTTCTGGAAAATTTCCCGGTAACTGATCGCGCCGAAATGGATGATCTCGAATGCGCCCATGTTTAACGGACTCCCGTCTGCATCTACAAATTGGAGTCGCCAGTTATCAGTGTCGCCGAGGGCGTAGATAGGGAACTGTGACGTCGATGATATTGGGAGCGGCGTCGGAGGCACGGACGGAGGTGTCCGCGGCGGTATTGTCGTCGGAGGTAATGCAGGGCCGTCGAGGGTTGAAATAGTCATAGTGCTCCTGCTCCGACGAATCCGGGCACGCCGAACTGCGATAAAAAGCTATCGGCAAACGGGATGTATTCCTTGAACGTCACGTCGATCTCGACCGCGATCAGTTGTCCGCCTTTGAGCCAGTTCTTATGACGCTCGTTCAGCTCTGTGATTACGAACAGCGATAGCCCCGGCCCCATCGGTTTGCCGCCTACGACCAAAGGCGCGGCGAGCGCATTTTCGTGGAATAAATGCCAAGCAGCCAAGAGCGGCGTAGGATCGCCGCACCACGATGCGTTCAGACTGATCCGCATGTCCAGTTCCAATAGATCGCTGCCAGCCCATTCCAACAGCGGTTTGCTTAGATGAACCATGTGACTGCCATAGCGCCCCGTATAGCGACGATTAATTTCCTCGAACGTCTGGATGCGTCCGCCCAGTCGCCCGAACACAATCGCTCCGTAGATACCTTCTGGCATTTTAG